AACCTTGGGTCAATAACAAGTCTTGATTGGCCGTAATGTTGATCTACCAACTCTTCAAGTCTGGCATCTATTTCTTCTTTTGTTTTGTTTGTACCAGCTAAGTATTCTGCAACACCATCTAAATCTGCTGCAATCAAATCTCCATAACGATCTGCAACGTATTCATTCGGACTTAACTTTCCAAACACATTCGAAATAGCAAGTTTAGATTTTTCTTCGTTGCGCATTTCAATTAAACCCATAGCAATTTCGGATGCACTTTTCCTTACACCGCTTACAGGTTGTATTTTGTATATTTCAAAAATATCTTTTAATAACGCCTGTGTTTTGGGACTAATTAGTGCGCCTTCACCCGATCCAAATCTACTTACAAATAAGCCTTCTGTTGTAACATCGTTTTGCATAGACGCAAATATGTTCAAATACGCATCTGTGTTATCTATTTCAATGCCAGTAGCAATAGCATTTAAGTTATCAATTACTGATTGAGGCATTGTTGAACGCAACGAATTAAAGAACTTCAATGACCTTTCACCCGTTGCATAGGTGCTTGGATTAGCAGGGTCAAATCCAAGACTTTTAAGTCGCTCATCTTGAGCAACTCGATGAGTTTTATCAAAATGATTGCCGCCGTTTGCAGCAAGTATATTTTGCAAATCTTGTTTTTTACGTTGCTGTTCTTTAAGCGCTTCATTCCTAGCGACTTTTTCTCTTATGCTATTAGTGTGATTGCTAATACTGGCCAACTGGCTAGATGGAACAACTCTAAGAATAGAATCCCCAGCAGTAATAACGTGAGGGCTAGCATCCCCCTTCACCTCACCCCCGCCCTTAACGTAAAGAGAAAGATCGTTTAGTTCTTTAGCGGACATATTACCCGCAACAATGTTAACTATACCTTTTCCAGCAGAAAGCCGTAAACCATCAGACAAAGAACCAAACTCAGTGCTACTAATGTCTCCGCCTTCCAAAGCATTTCTTGCTAATTCTTCAGTATTATTAAGAGTTTCTAAATCAAAAATACCATTAGCAAAGTATGTTGAGGCATCATTAACGCTTTTAAAAAGATCAGCATTTCGCTTTTCTGTCTCAATTTTGTTTTGTACTTCGTCTTGTGTGCCAGAGATAAGGGTGGAAACATAATTCCTATCTTCAGTAGGATCGTAAAGCCTAGTTTGTATTAGCTCTTGAATTGCTATTTGTTGACGAGGACTTAGCTTTGCAATGTCTGCGGGTGAGTTTGTAGTTAACGCTACCTTTAGAGCCCCAATATTTCCGTCACTTGCCATACCCAAAACAACTGCATCAAGCCCAGCACGACGAGCATCTTGCTTGCTGGAGTTATATTCATCTACACCCAAGCCAAGATTTCTTGCGTTTACAAGCTGTTGTAGATTTTCTTCATATGTTGTTTGAGCGGATTGTATTGAGCCAGCAATACTTTCAAGGCTTTCTGAATTCCAAGCCTCCCTTATCGCAGTAGTATTTGCAAAACGATTTGGAAGAATAACAGCATCCTTATAGTTTAAGGAAAAGTTTGCTATGTAGTCTTCTGTACTTTGTTTTTGTCGCTCTGCTTGAGCACTTGCAGCATACTCTATGCCAGTAACGCTAGCTAAAAACCTTGCCTTACTTGCCTCATATTTTGCCCTTTCCTCAGCAACTTTTGCAGTCGTTACTGCATTATAGTTGGAAGAAATAACATTTGTTTGAGAAAGCAAAGCTGCTGTGTTGGTGCGGTCAACATAACCTATAAAAGGTTTAAGTGCTTCTAGCTGTTCTTTGCTAAGACTTTCACCACCAGCCTTACCTTGGCTACCAACGTAAACCCTTATCGAAGCCTGCTGTATTGGAGTCGCACCTTTCAATGCTACCTCCAGAGCGCCTGACATGGCCTGTGAGCCTAGTTCTGACCTTACCTTGTCTGCGTACCCTTTATCATAAAGCTCTGCGTTCTCGGCCTCCATAGAGGCTGTGACGCGCTCTTCAATCATAACGACAGACGTAGAGAAGTCCCCAGAGGAAGCTGCGTCATAAATTGTCTCTGCATACTCTATGTTAGTTGTGCCAACTGCTTGAGCCGCATTTGCTCTTGCTTTGGTTCTAGCCGCATCTGCTAATCTAATTTTAGTCTGCCCCATAACATATGAGCCAGAATCAAAAATTATGTTTTTAAAGCGATCACCAGCACCTGTAGACATTGAGCTAAGATAAGACTCAAACATGCTTTGATACTGAACTGGATCTTCATACTTAGAAGCAAGCTCCGCAGATTTTAGCCGTATGTCTTTATCAATTGAGTCTACAAAGCGGCGCTCAACAACACGTTCAAATGAAGCAGAGGCAATGCTACCCATACCCTTCATCTGAGAAAGAACTTCTGGCTTACCAGTGTTAGAATCAAATACTTTTAACTCGCTTGCAGAAATTGACTGAGCCTCTTCCGCACCAAACTTCTCAGCATTTGACGCAGCCTTTTCGTAAAACTCCTTGCCCATTGTATTCGCAAGCCTTGAGACAGCGTTGCCAACTTGAGCTTCGCCAGTGTCAAAGCTACGCACACCGATTGGCTGATTAAAGATTCTTCGTTGCTCTCTTATTATCGGCATTGTAATAGCTCTCTATTTTACAGGCGTTGCAGGGTCGGGAAAAAAGACATAGGGAGTTGGAGTATAGGAAGTTGGAGTATAGGTCTTAGAAAGATCTGCACCTAATTGAGCAAGCATCGTTAAGCTGTTTATGCTGCCAACTCTACTTGCATTAATACCGCGTTGTATTTCAATTTTTGAGGCAACGCTCCTGCTGCTTTGATCTAGGAAAGATTGGAATTGGCTAGCTGCAAGATCAGAACTTACAGTTAATCCCTGCTCTTGCTCAAACGCTGCAAGGCTAGAGCTTTCTCCGCCTTCAAGATTAAAAGAAAACTGAGCATTATTTGTAGATCGCGCAGTGTTATAGTCAGCAATCCTTTGATTGCGCTGCTGCATAGCTTGCACTTCGGCTACCTGCCGATCAATTTCCATTTGCCTTGCTTGCTGTTCAGCTTGCAACCGTTGAGCAGATGCTGCTTTATTCTGACCAGAGATGCCAAGAATAGTAGCTCCAATTTGAAAGGCGGTAAGAGCGCTCATTAGAATGTTAACTCCGCAACTATGCCATTAACTTGCAAGCGCAAGGGGGCGGATTGTGTAACTGTAATCTGTGGGTCACGACTGTATCCCATTAGACGAAACTCCTTCTTTCCTGTGAACGAAGAAACTTCTTGTGATAAATCATCAGTTACATTTCTTAGAACTAAGTTTGCTCCGTTTACAGTAGCTGACAAAGTATCGTTAAGGTCAACGACAACACTCCCTATTCTTCGGGGAGTGCCAGTAACAGGACCGGAGCCTGTTGCAATATCTAGTGGATTGGTAGTAAGAGTAACGTCAAACTTCATTCCAATCTCTGCTTCAGCAAGATCGGGAACAATTGCAGACACATCAATGTTGCCACCAGATACAGTAAACTCTCCAACATAGTTGTTGCCATCAATTACGTTGAGAACTGCACCATCAGCGTAGAAGTCAGACACATCAAAGACGCCGTTGCTTCCAGTGTAGATTCCAGCAACGTCTGTGTTATAAGCCTCGTCAAACTCGCATATAGCAAACTTTTGAGTGCCGTCACCTTGGTCATAGATAATGCTAGCAAACACGCGGTCATCAATAGTTACTGTAGAGTTAAAGTAACCATTGGTTGTAAACTCAGTCCAGCCAGCCCTCTCTTCTCCGCGATTGGAGTTAAAGACAGAGATTGTACCAAAGTAGTTTACAACAAAGACATAGCTTTCTGACCTGCTCATAGCGCCATACATTGTGTTCATTTCTATTGGCGTCTTAATAAGATGAGACGAGATAAGCGATATTGGTGAAGCTACATAAGCTGCTTCTGTATCAGCAAACACATACTCTCGAACAATAGCCCCGCCCTTTTGAACAAACAAAGTCGCACCATCTAAAGCCTGTGGCCTAACAAAGTCACAACCAAACGGAGTCTGCCTCCGTATCTGAATGTTTGTTGGAGTTATTGGCTGGTTCGTAAACGATGGGACGTACATCTCAGACGTTGCAGTAAAGACTTGCAGATCACGATTAGAAACCAAGTGGCGTATTTGGTTAATGTCGCCAACGCTAGCGGTAATGTGAATTGATTGATCGTCCTTAGCAGTGCCTACATCAAAGTTGTAATAGTATCCACTCTTGCTAAACCATAAAGAATCTGGCTGGGATAAGCTACCACCGAACACCAATCGGTTTTGATGAAAGGTTACGGCAGACGGATAGCCTCTAAGTACAGAATATGACTGCTCTTCCCAAGAAGTTGTCGGCGCGCTTGTGCTTATCTTTGGACTTCCGCCACCAATTTCAGACGCATTAGCATTTGAACCAGCTACTATAGTAAACTTATCGTCATCTATTATGCTTGCAACAGTTCGTGTGCCATTGATTTGATTTGCAGAAATGCCGCCAACACTGCCAGCATGAGATACTACAATTGAGTCATTTACACGCAAGCCATGACGAACAAGAGTAACCTCAATATCAGCCTGACCTTCTGTTGTGCTAAGAGAGTCTATGCCTAGACGAACAATTAATTCGTCAAGGATGTTTGCGGTTGCACTGGTTGTGCTTTGTACTGAAGTTATTTCAAGCTCGGCCCCATGATAACGAAGAGTAATACCTTCATGGTCTCCGCTTGTATCAAAGTAAGGATCTGAAGTTGTAATGGTAACTCCATTTCCAGTTGTTGCGGAGACAGCAAGCGTTGTTCCTTGCCGTTGAAAAGTGTAATACGGCTGATATATTTTTGTTAAATCTGACCTAGCGTCAAATACAAAGGGCTCTACTTGGAACGTACTAAGAGAAATCCTAACAATTTGCTGCGGAATAAAAGTTGGATGGCATATAAACATGACATCGCCAGCTTGAGCAAACGTAAACTCGTGCATAAACTGATGGGTAAACTTTAAGGTATTACCGTTTATGTCTTGAGTAACTGTATTTACTAAACTCAATACCCCTGTCAGAGGGTCAATGAAGAATATCTTTAGCTTCTGATGCTCAAGCGAAATGATGTAACGCTCGTCATCGGAGAAGATAAATGGCAGCAAACGTGATTGCTGTGTTCTAGTTGAGTCCAAGACAATATCGTTTTGATAAATACTTCTCAGGCCAGCACGTTTAATAACCCCACCTTCTGCACGAAGAAAGAAGTTTTCAATACGTTGAGCCGAGCCAGTATAGACCGCTGAATCAGTTCGTGAATACAGAGAAGGGCTAACCTCTCCGTAAGAAAAGTTTGTTACTGGAACACGAACCTTCTGCATTAACTGCGCCTTTCAGCAATAAACCTTGATGTAGATAGCTTGCGAGTTGTTTGCTGTTGTGAGTCAAGCGTTCTGGCTTTCATCATTGCAAGCTGTGCTTGCTGTCCCATTAGCTGCGCTAAGGAAGCATCTTGTGCTAAAGCTGCGGCAAACACTGACGCAAGCTCATACTGTACAGCCACTACAAAATATGAAGGCCAGTTTTGCTCACTGGCCCTGAACGTGTAGTCAAGAACAACCTCAGACGTTGTGTCCGTATCGCAATATATCTTGTTGCCGTAGGTTTGGTATTCAATGTTAAAGTCATTAACTGTCACTGCATGAAACATAAGCGAGTCAGAAGGCGCTTGATATGCAGCAGTGTAACGCCCAGTAGGCGCTTCGCTTAATCTATTCAATACAGATTGATTTGTTGCAAACCGCCAGCGGCAATTTACCAATGCTGATCGTGCAATGTCTTCATACATATTTGCAGCAATAAGAGCCTCACTTGTCCCATCTTCAAAAGAAGTAATAGGGTCTGCACCGATTAAGATGAGAGCCCTACTTGATACGTCAATTGGGGTATTAGCAGATGTACTTAGTACGGCCATGTAAATGCTCCAAGCTGCAAGAAAGGGGGAGACTAAGCTCCCCCAATCAACTTAGTTATTGTCGAGAACCTCGTAGACGCCGTTGTCGTCAATGACAACAGAACCCATTGACATCATCGATGTGGCAAGGTGTGCGACTTTTTCAGGTACATAGTTAACTTCAGTCTTAACGTCAGAGTTAACACCCAAGCCAACAGCCCGCATGTGGTAAGCAAAGTTTTTGCCACCAGCTACAGCAGACGTTGAGAAGATCTTGAAGCCCAAGAACTCTTTCATTGTCATGCCGCCAGCAAACGGAAGTTGCTGTGGGCCTACATAGTCCGAAGAAGCAAACTCGTTAATGTTAAACAAGTCAGCAAAACCAGCAGGGGACATAGCGAGATAACGCTGTCCATCTTCTGGAATGTCGGCTGCGCCAAAAGTTTGGAACAATGTAAGCAAGTCAGCCTTACCCAATGCACCAGAGGTATCAGCGATCTGAGTTGAGTTTGCACCAGCGTCCATTGCAGTGATGATGATTTCATCAGTCTTACGACCCAATGCAGAAGCAGCGGATTCAGCAACAGCTTGACGCTCGTTGATATTGATCTTCAACTCGTCGAGCTTATCAATGTACTCAGCAGCGTAGAAGTCAGCCATTGTTGCTTCAACTGTGGTGTGCGCCAATTCCATAGTGCTCACGTTACCATTGCGTGACTTAGTGGAGGCTGCGCCTGTACCAATCTTCTGAAAGCGAGAAACAGAAGCAGAAGTGTTTGTGGTACGAATTGTATTCCGAAGTTTGGAACCCATGCGCTGGTAGGCAAGATGCACATCGGTTTCAAACTGTTTGATAAATGCTACGTCAATTGTGTTAGCCATTTGAACAGTCCTTTGTTTGAGTTCATTTAGTTTTGCATCTTGGGTGTCCGCTCAACATCGTCATTGAAGGTATCCTTTCGGGCTTCTCAGTGCATTACGGGCCTTGATGGTTTATGTGAAACATCCTTTTGTTTAGGATTGCAACGCACAAATTCAATATATGTGTTTTTATTGTAAGTTACAGTTCCCTTAACTGCAAACCCAAGCCACGCAGCCCAGTCTAACATAGCTGTAAAGTCGCTAAGTATAGACATCCGCATAGAAGGGTATGTTTGATCGAAGAAGTTTACTAACATTTTAGAGCCACGCGCCATTACCTGAAAGTTTGTGCGCACTTCATCTGTAAACATTGTAAACATTTGAGGGCATTGTATGCTCGATCCTATAAATAATCCGCTTATGCAGATAATAGGTCCACCCTCTGACTTTGCTACATAGCACTCAGACTGATCTATAATGTCCTCAAGTGCCTCAGTAACAGTGGAGTAGCCTAAGCAAGCTAACTCATGCTTGCTCTCAGCAGATAATGAGGCGCACAGTTCCTCAACATGCGCCTCAGAAAATGGAGTAAGATAGTACTTACCTCTAGTTAAGACTTTGATTTCAGCCATAAAGTTTCTTGAACCCAGAGTCTACTTGCTTAACGAAGTTATCATCCCTTGTCCGTGGGTTCCAATAACGCTCGTCACGCATCATTTCATTTAGCGATGCCTCACTAATTGCATCTGCGGTTCCAGTAGGCGTACCCATTGATGGCTCCTTCATTGCCGCCATGATTGCTTCAAGTGCAATAATACCATCTGCGCCTTCACACATACGCTCGATTGCTGGCATAGCCTCTTCTGGGAAGAACTTATTTGCAAACAATGAAGCTGATTCAATTCGAGCAGTTGCATTGTCACCAAGGCTACTAGCTTCTTTTTCAAGGTCTGGCTGTTGTGGCATTGAATTCATGTACAACTCTAATCCCTTTTGGAATTCTTCGTTGCTGTAACCGTTCTCAAAGCAATGCTCTGACCAACTCTTTAGTGCTTCGTTTCCTACAGCTTCCGACTCGTCTACAAAGTCAGGGAGTTCATATTCACCAGCACTTAAAGGCACACCCTCTTTAGGCTGGCTCATTTCTTCTTTTAGCCGTTCACGAATGGCGTCTTCCTTTTCGCCAATCTTTGACTCAAGGCTTTTATAAGCACTCTCTAAGTCTTCTGCTGTTTTGTACTTACCGGCAAGCAATTGCTCCGCAGCATCTGCTTCTGCGCTTTGCTCTGTAGTTTCTACCTGATCTTCTACAGGTGCTTCAGTAGTGGCCTCAGTATCGAGAAGTGTATTTTCTTCAGACATTGTTTTTCACCTTATGGGAATGATTTATACGAGACTCAATAAGGCCAACGATATAACGCTGGCCTTCCAAGTGTCGCAGTTCTTCTGTTGAAACGTGTGGCCCATTAACCATTTCAATAGTTATAGACCGAAGGTATTGGAGAACAGCCTTGCCTGCTGGCTTACTAAATACTTCAGCAACATTAAGGCTGATCTCTCTGTCTTTTGCCTGTGGGCGCTGAATACCATCTACGCCCACGTTGATTTTGGCTTTTTCCAAAAGCTACTCCAACGGTTGTGGTGCAGCCTCTGGTGCAGCTTGTTGCTGCTGTGACATTTGCTGCATCATTGCAACTATTTCTCTACGCTCTGATTCGTCACGAATCAAGGTGTCAGGTACACCAAATTTTTTCGCGAGGTATGCAGCGGTCTCTTCTGAGTTGACCAATACTTGAGTAAGCTCAGGTCCAAACGCTGATTGAGCAAGCTCCATAAAGCGAGAAACAGATGTAATATCTGCATTTGATTGCGCCTGCGCGAGCGGCGAAACAGACTTAACCTTTACCTCACGCCCGTTGACAGTAGGTATATCTATACGCCCTTGTTTTTTAAGGATATAAATAACACGCTGCAATACTGGCTGCACAAGTTCTGCTTGCAATCTACCAAACGCTGAACCCACACGGCGAGACAGATCAGCCATACGTTCAGCAACCTCAGTTGCGGAGGCTGGCGTTCGGTCAGGGTTGCCAAGCATGTCGTTGTAGAGAGCGCGTTTAATATTTAATCTCATATCTGAAAGAATTAATTGCGCTACATCAAAACTCCCAGCAGCTTGAATAGGCTGCAATCCGCTTGAACCCATTGCTTTTGGAATGATCGTGCCGGGGACCAAGTTAATAGTATCCGGGTTAATTACTCCGTCATCTTCCATCTGATAGATGCCAGAGATAGCCATCTGAGCATTTTCAAGGATTAGTTCTATCGTAAGGTTGGTTGTCTTGATTGCGGATAGGGCGTTAATCAGAGGGCCGCGGCCATAAACTTCACCAGCACACTTGGACCAACGGAAGCATATAAATGGATTAGATCCAACGCCCTTCATTTCTTTAGAATAGACTACGCTTTTTGTAGTCATACAGATTGCATAACTAACGTAAGCCTCTTCATTCATTTTGCTGTAATCACGGCAAACTATCTCAAGAATAGTAGTTGTCTTTTCAGGTGAGTTCTGGACTTGGTTCATCAAGTCAGGAGACATCTGCGCTTTTGGGTAAAGAATAGTTATTTGACCAAACTTTATACCCTTACGCTCACGGAATACATGGTCGATCTTATCATCAGGGCCAGTATCAAGAACAACATGAGGCAACGGAATAGCAGAGAAGTTAACGGGATTAACTGAATCCCCCTCTTCGCAAACCAATACACCAGTACCAACTGCTAAATCCATAAAGGATTCATGTACTTCCTGTGAAAAGTTTGAGTTCTGTAAGACCTCGAACACATAGTCAGTAACTTCATCAAGGTCGTTATTAACCGCATCCCTTTGATCTTTAGGAATTTCTGAGCCAGCCGTTAAGTCTGCCCACCTAGCAAAGTTAGGGACAAGCCCTGATTGCAGACGAGAGGCAAACTCTTGTACACCGACAACAGCAGTTTCATCAAAGATCTTATCGTCTCTGCGCTGTCCGGGCGTTTCATGGTAGAAGGATTCACGCTGTGGTAGCGCGTACTCATAGCACTCATCGAATAACGGCACAAAGTTTTCACGCTTTGCTTTAGCCGATTCATAGAGCTTCATGTATTTTTGCGCTACATTATCCATTAGCTGCTGAACCTATCATAATAACCAATACCGCCGCCGAGTCCTGTGATAAGGCTTCTGCGCCCTCTTGATCCAGACCGCCTAGATGCACGACCAGCAGTAGAAACAGATCCAAACTTAGAGATACGTTCCTGACGGATATTAGCAGAGCTTACAATCTTATCAGCTTCTGCTTGGCGCTTTACTTCTTGTTCAGCTTTGTACGTTGCTATCGCGTCCGCTCTAACACGTTCAAGTTCTGCTTCTCTTTCTGCTTTTGCTGCCGCTTGCTCTGCCGCTTTCGCTTCTGCCGCCGCAGCTTCTTGTTTGGCTTGCTCTGCCGCAGTATCTTCTGCTGCTTGCGTAGAACCGCCGCCACCTCCGGGAAAACACATACTAATCTCCTATATCTACCTTCTGGATATGCACAAGATAAGCGATAAATCAACGCACAATTACATCCTTGACCAAAGACCTTGCCTACGCTCTGGCCTCTTCTTAGCAAAAACATCAAATGAACGTCCAGCCACTACAGTTTTTGCTGGCTTTTGGCTGTTCATTAAGGCTCTGCCTTCCCCCGCGCCAAGAAATAGGTACTGCGCAGCATCGTGAACGTGCGAAAACATATTTTTGTCTGGCTTGTCATCAAACCTTTCACCGGAAACCTGCATCCTTTTGTAGGCATACCCGCCTTCAAAGCCTTTGATTAGCTGTGGACAGCGCCGATCTATTAATAATGCTGGCTTACCTTCAACCATCTTCGTCAACTGGGAGGAAACCGCCTCAAGTCGAAGGTCAACAGAGTTGGAGGGCGCAGGAAAAGCCCTCAAGCCAGCCCCGCGCATGATGTGAAAGGGAGTTGACTCATCAGTTTGCGCGCGGAAATCT